GTAGGTATGGCTAATGGCGTTACTATCTATGACGATGATGAGGGTAAAATCCTTATTCAAACACGAGACCCACTGCTAAATGACTGGGAAGGTAACTACTATGTCATGATGCAGTTTATCTGTGTTATCATGCATGAGTTTGTACATGCCTATCAACACATTACGGGTCGTAAAGGTATCAACGTAAAGGTTGAATACGATAAGAAAAGTGAACGTGAAGTTTACTTCTTTGATCCTGCTGAAATGGAAGCTCGAATGTTAGAGCTACCTTATTACACACTGTTCGGTACACAATTATTATGAGTAAAAAGAAATACGTCTTTGACATTGAGACAAACGGATTCTTACCTGAAGTAGATAAGATCTGGATGCTCGTGTTAGTTAACCCAGATACGGGTGATGTTAAGTCTTACTCTTCAAAGACAGGTCATGTAGACTCTGTGATTGAAGAAGGTTTAGCTGAGTTAGATAGTGCTGATGTCATTATCGGTCATAACGTTATTGGTTATGATATCCCTGTACTTAAACATCTATGTGGGTGGGTACCTAAAGACCACCAACAGGTAGTTGATACATGGATTATGTCACAGACTAACCAGTATAAGCGTAAACACAAGCATGGTCTTGAGGGATGGGGTAATTACTTTAACTATCCTAAGCTACCATTCGATAAGTTCAGTGAGTACTCAGATGAGATGCTTAACTACTGTATTCGAGACGTAGAACTTAACGTCAAGGTATACAAAGAACTTATTAAAGAAGCTAGTGCTATCATCAAAAAGAACCCTTTATATGCTAAGGGTCTTCAAGTTGAAATGGACTTTGCTAAGATCGAGTCTGATATCCGTAATAAGGGTTGGATGTTCGATATGGCAGGTGCTCAAACATTACTAACAGAGATTAATAATAAACTAGATGCAATCGAATCAGTTCTCGAACCCCGCATTGGAATGCAGTGCATTAAAACAGATCGCGCTGATGAGTTTAAAACGCCTGCTTGGAGAAAAGACGGTTGCTACACTGTTGCAACAGTCAAACACTTCGGATATGAGCAAGAGCGTGGTCGTACTGACCGGCCTATCGAAGGACCATACTGCCGTGTTTCTTTTGAGCAAGGAAAGGTTGGATCTATTGAAGTCGTTAAGTCCTGGCTTTATAGTCTTGGATGGGTACCTGATGAATGGAATGTTGAACGCATCAACGGGCAATTCGTAAACAAGTCACCCAAGATCACTGAATCTAGCTTAGAGCCATTAGGCCCAGACGCTATGCTTGTAAGTGAGTTCTATACTATTCGTAGTCGTAAAGGTATTTTAGAAGGATGGATCGATGCTGTCAAAAATTCTCCCGACAATAGGCTTCATGGTCGTATGTGGACTATTGGTACTCCAACCTTCCGCTGTCGCCATGAGCTTGTTGCTAATCTACCTTCTGTGGATTCTGTGTATGGAAAAGAAATGAGGTCACTACTTATCTGTGAGCCGGGTACTACTATTGTAGGTGCTGACTCTGCAGGTAATCAAATGCGTGGTCTTTGTCACTACATCGGTAATGATGACTTCACTAATGAGGTAATTAACGGTGATGTACACCAACGAAATGCTGATGCATTAGGTACTAGTCGTAAACTAGCTAAGCCATTCCTATATGCGTTCTTGTTTGGTGGTGGTGCAGGTAAACTAGGTTTAATTCTTACAGGTAAACGAGATGCTAAGACTGGTTCAGAAGCTATTGCTAAGTTCCAAGACTCAGTACCCGGACTGAAAGAACTTAAAGAATCTCTGGAGAAACAATACAATGCTACTTCTAATGCTTTCGGTGCTGATAATGCTTTTGTTAGGGGTCTTGACGGTAGACTTGTTTTTGTTGGGTCTAAGCATCAACTCCTTAATTACATTCTACAAACAACTGAAGGTATAACCTGTAAAGCAGCTATCGTTTGGCTTGAGAAAGAACTAAAGAAACGTAATATCCCTTTCTACTTTGCTCTTCACTATCATGATGAGCTTGCTGTTATTGTTAAAGATGAACATGCAGAAGAAGTAAAAGAGCTATCTATCCAAGCATTCACTGATGCGCCAAAAGAGTTTGGTGTTATGTGTATGGGTGGTGATGCTCATATCGGTAAGAATTACGCTGAGGTACACTAATGAATTTAGAAGAACAAGAATTTGAATTAGCAATCATTGATGCAGACTCTATCCTGTATCAGATTGCTTATGTACAACCTTCACCTGCACTATGTAAGAAAGAGTTTGATCGTAAGCTAAACCAGATTATGGAGGCTACTGAAGCTCAACATGGTGCAGTGTTTATTAAAGGTGTAGATAACTTCCGGTACAATGTAGCGGTTGACTACAAGGGTAATCGTAAAGATACCATTGAACCAGAGGTTAAAGACCGTATTGATATGCTGTATGAATACGCTAAGGACTTTTGTATCGAGTCAGACGGTGCTGAAGCTGACGACTATTGTGGTGTTGCTTCTCAATTAGCAACTAACGATAAGCAGTCTCATGTCATCTGTCACATTGATAAAGACTTAGATATGATTCCCGGTTGGCACTACAACTTTAAGAAGTCTGAGTTCTATTATATCGATCAAGAAACTGGTTATATCAATTTGATGAAACAAATTCTTACTGGTGACAATACAGATAACATTCAAGGTATTAAAGGTCTTGGTCCTAAGACAGCTGAAAAGCTTTTAAACGGTACCTTATACAGTAATGCCCTTGATATCGTTATTGACACATATAAAAAGAAATGTGGTGATCAGTGGGAACATGCCTTCTGTAAAGCTGCTAACTTAATTTATATCCGTATGACTGCTGAAGACTTCAGGCAGTTATCTTTCGAAGAACTAAAACAAAAATTTAAATGGAGTAAAAATGGCAACGAAGAAAGTGCTAACACCGTGGATGTACCAAGGGAAACTGTTTCAGAATCCTGATAATAAATTTGGTTTTGTTTACCTTGTAACTTGTATTCATCCTGAGTGTAACAAGAAATATATTGGTCGTAAATTCTTTTATACTAACTTTGGTAAGAAAACAAAGCAAAAAGAATCTGATTGGTCTACATACAAAACCTCCTCTAAATATGTACAAGAGGCTATTAAACAATATGGTTTAGAAAACTTTTTATTTGAAATTGTACAGTTGTTTGATACAAGGGCTGGTGTAGTATCTGCTGAAGTAGAATTACAATGGGCAGCTCGTGTACTACATGAGGTTGATAGTAAAGGTGAGCGTGTTTATTGGAATCAAGCTATTGGTAATATTAAATTTATTGCTAAAGAACAGCTAAGTGAAGAACATAAAATTAAATTGAGGGGTGCAAAACATACTCAAGAGTTTAAAGATCAATTAAGTGCGCGATCAAAAGGTAATGAGTATAGTAAGGGTAACAAACATTCTGAGGAAACAAAAGCGATAATCGGCAAAACAGCAAAAGAAAATAATACTAAGTATACTATCTATGCTGTCAATAATATTACTGGTGTCGAATCAGTGTATATAGGTAGGGAAATGCTAGTACATGCTGGTTTTGATCCTGCAAACGTCTATCGTTGCTGTAATGGTAAACAAAAAACACATAAAAATCACACATTTAAGTATGTCTAATCGTAATAACAAACCTAAGGATCTTGAAGAATACGTTAACATCAAACAAGAGTTTGAACAACAGTATAAACAAAAGAAACAAACACAGAAGCAAGCTAAAGAACGTCGCCGAATGATTCGGGAAATGAAAGAAGATCAAGATTACTGGAACTAAAATGTCTAGATGGTATCATGGGCCATGCCCTAAATGTAGTTCGTCTGATGCGTTTTCCTATAAAGATGACGATGAATGGGGCTTCTGTTTCAGCTGTAACAGTAGCTCTAAAGTAAACCCTGACACTGAATATAAACCAATGACTAAAGAACATAACACTCTTACGCTAGCTGAGATTGACACATACGATACACGAGGTTTTCAAGAACGAGATATCAAGAAAACAGTTGCTGCTCATTATGGAGTTAAAGTTTCTTATGCGGAAGACGGTACTATTGCTAGTCATTTCTATCCTTACACTAAGGATGGAGTGGTTGTGGCTTATAAAGAACGAAAGCTTCCTAAGAAGTTTGTTATCCACGGAGACTTTAAAGATGTACAGTTCTTCGGTCAGAACACCGTTGCAGGCGGTAAACGAATCATTATCGCTGAGGGTGAACTCGATGCTTTGGCAGTTGCTCAAGCACAATACGATAAGTACCAACGATTTTATCCAGCGGTGGCGGTCCCATCGGCTAGCTCTAAGTCTCTCATCCTTTCACAACGTGAATGGCTAAGGGGTTTTGATGAAGTAGTTCTTGCCTTTGACATGGATGAACCCGGTCAGAAGGCTGCACAAGAAGCTGCTAAGATTATCGGCTATGATAAAGTAAAGGTATGTACCTTCCCTGAGAAAGATCCATGTGACGTACTAATGAAGCATGGTTCAGATGCACTAATGAAGTGTATCTTTGATGCTAAACAGTTTAATCCTTCTGGTGTTATCAGTGGTCAAGCTATCTGGGATCACTATAAAGTTAAAGAGGCTACCGTATCTGTGCCATATCCTCAATGTCTAAACTCTCT